TGCGTATCAGGACTTTCAGTCCGTATTTCAAACCCACCGGCTTTAGCCGGTGGTTGTTTAGTGGCGCGTTTGGATTTCATGACCGCATTGTGGCGGGTCGCGCGTGGCTTGCTAATTCAGAGGGGGTTCCGGGGGTGGTGCGTATACTACTTATTTTATCCTATAAAAATTCATGCCGCTTGACAACCTGACACAAGGCGCATAGTGTTCGCTTCGGTGCTAATAACACTTTTTAACAGGCGGCAGTCGCGCCCGAAAGTCCGCGTTTTTTTGCGCCCGCTTTCTGCGCAATGCTGCACCAATTTTGGCCGGGAGTGCGAGGAATACAACAGGGGCTTGCCCCGAATAACTCCGCCGTCCTGTTACGGTTATTAGCTCCCGGCCACCCATAGCATGTCAATACGACTAATAATCGTTAACAGGAGATCATCATGTCAGCACTCAAAGCAGTAACCATCTCAACTATTCCCGGCGCATGGTATGACTTGTCCGCCCGACTTTCCAGTGCGCGTGCCGTTGCGTCCTGCGCGCTGGAATCATTACCGACCGGATTGCATAACGTCACTTACGACCGTATCAATAATACCGCCAGCCTCATTTCGGCTATCGAAGACATTCTTACGCTAATGGCGCAGGATGCCGATTCGTTTGAACACCAAATGAAAGCATAGGAGAAGATCATGGCTTCCACTCGATTTATCGGCATCAACGTGTCCAGCTGGCCTGAAGGCGCGGACGTTAAGTTTCTTGGCGAGATGAGCAACATAATCCATTCTGGTGATGGCTCGATGGCTAAGTTTTCTCAAAAGTTAATTCTGGACGATGCGACACCGCTACGCTTGTTGGTCGGTATGCCCAAAACCGATCTACTACCTCAGCACAAGAAGTTCGCTGAGGTTTTTTACAACTACTTATTCAACGCCAGCAAAGATGGCATGCCGACAATCTGGACAGGAAAGCCCAATTGGCATCCGGTAAACCCGGGTCGCGAGGTTTCCTCTATCAAGGATAGCCGACTGGATTATGATTTCATCATGACGCTTGGCCTGCGTTCATCAACTTGGGAAAATAACGTTTTCCTGACCGAGTTGGTACGTGCAAAGCGAAATCAGTCAAGCGTGCAAGAAACCGTCAGGTTTTATCTTGCGCTCTCGATGTTTGGCTTTTCTCGGCCTGAGCAGTTCTTTACCGCCCGATAAGTAAGATTACAGCCCGTTTAACGGGGGGTGAGCGGGTTTAATTATCTATCTTATGCAAAGGTATCATTTGCAATCATGAAGCCGCTCAAGGAGGTTTTGAGCGGCTTTGTGTTTTTATTTACTGGCTTGGAGATACCGATACGCAAATGCAATTAATAACCATGCCAGTATCGCAAGATTAGCAATAGCGTACCCATACTCCATTGCGTCGTCTAAAAAAACCAATAGCAGGCATAAAAAAATCAATGCTATAGAAACCAGAAAGCACCATGACCGCAAGCATGTCATTACTAACCTCCTATGGTTTTTTGCAGATGCGCGTTGATGATGGCGAGGATGGCGTGTTCGTCGTCCGGGTAGAGCTGTCCACTCGTGGTAACGGGCATGAAGGGACGAGCAGGAATGTCACCCCACAAATGCGGGAACTGGCTCTTCTTCCCGCCGAACTGCTGGATGGCTGCATACACTGGATTAGCCGTGACCGTCACGCTATTACCCGTCAGCGCATAATCAATCTGCCGTGCCAGATCGCCGCTCTCGCCGATCAGCGGTTTTTTGCCAGCCAGCAAGTCTTGGCTTTTCTTGGTCAGTGAACCATCTTTTTTGAAGTAGCCCTTTTTGAACCCGACAAATGCACTGCCTTCTTTGCGTGATCCAAGGTGAGAAAATGCTGCACGTATATCCGACTTGCTGTGCAACATGGCGCGCAGTGTGGTGTCGGAGTTTTGCGCCCATGCTGTGCCGTCAGGTGCCGTTGAGGTTTGAAAGCGCAGCTTGGCGCGCTTAACGATATCCTCACCAATGGCACGCATCACAGGATTCAGATCTTCACCAGCATGGATCAATCGGTTGAAGGCTGCCATAACTGCGGCGTTATCTACTTCAATGGTAAAGCTCATGATTGATACTCCTATTTGACGGGTTTCACAGTTGAGTTTAAGATCTCACCATACCGGTTCGTTTTGGACGTATAGGCTAGGGGATGTTGAATAAACATTGCATTAGCTGCCGGTGCTCTTCGTTTTAATCGCCAATGTAATCGGCACAATACTTCGGTTACGCTTGCCCGGTCTGATTTCAAATACCCACCTGAATACCTCGTTGGCATGCGTTTTCGTCACTACGATACGCTGTAGGCCGCCGACGACTTCACCTGTACGGACGCTTTCCGGCTCGGTTAAATCTCCCATCATATAGTCGTAATCGGAAGCCAAAGGCATTCGCTGCCCTGCGCCGTCAAATTCGTGATGTTTTTTAATGTGCCTGGGTGCATCGCTTTGCATCAGTACAATATAGTTTTGTAATTCCGTTTTTGCCGCTATATCAAGCGCGTTATTTTCTACAAAACCAAGCCATAGCGGGTAATCCATTGAAGGATTTTCAAGCGCCTTATTGGCAAAATTTGCCGCCGAATACCCAGCCTCTATATATCGGTTCACGTCGTGCGTAAGAGCCTTGCTTATCGCGGGTGGATAGTTGATCAGCTTGTCCTGCACCATTTTCCGCAATGAAGTATCTGTGTTTGCCCCCGGCGCATAGTCAAAACCCTTATCGATCCCCACCGGTGCGCCGGTCTTTGGATCGATAGTATCCCAACCATCAGACGGCTGGCCTTTGCCGTCGGCCTGTGCCTGGGCATATTCCTCCGGTGTGGCGGCGCTGATATAGCAATGGCACATCCAGCCATTCGGCGCGAAGTGGGTTTTCCAGAAGAGGTGATCATGTGGCAGGGTAATGCCGTTCCACGCCTTATGGTGTGGGCGCGGGTGCATGACACCGTCGGCATGGTGATAGCGCCAGTACGGGCGAACCTTGAGTAAGTCTGGATGAGTGAGCTGCTGCCAGCGCCCAGCGGCATAGCTGGTAGACATGTTGGTGGAGTAGATGATGCGGGTACGCCATGCTTCGCCCGCCTTGGTGCCTTCACCCGTCCAGCCTGTCCATCCATTACGTTTAACGATCTCGGCGAAGTCCTGCCGGAAAGCGTTTAAGCCCTTACCGTCTTCAATGCGTTTTTGTATCGCTGAATTCAGGTCATTGAGCAAGTCAGCCTTGGCAGCCCCAGCCACGATAAAGGCGCGGTCATGTGCGGCGCGCTTAATATCATCCCAGCGCTCGGTCGGCAGATTCAGTTTGGCACGAAAGAATTCCAGCTGCTCAAAAAATGGCGTGCCAAAGCCAAAGGCGGCTTTATCGACCATTGCTTACATCCGCCATGCCTTTGAGTTCGGCCAGCGCAAAGCCCGCCGCCATCACTCGAACTAGCTCATCCGTAGGTAGATCACCATAGGCGGCAGTTAAATCCTGCTGCAATTTCGTTAAATCTTCCGCACCATCGACCAGCCTTTTAACGGTGCTCAGCATGGTATCCCAGTATGTCGCTGTAGAGGCAGCAAGTTGATCTTCTTCACTGGCCGTCGGATTGGTATCGATCGTAGCTTGATCAATCGTGCCTGTCAGAATCGCTGTGGCTGCTGCCGTTTGATTATCAGCCGCAGGCGCTACAGCAGGCGGGACCGGCGCTGCAGCCACCCACTCGCCGCCGTAGGTCTCCTGGATATATTTGAGCGAGGGTTTCATGCCACTCATGGTCGCGACGATTTGATCGCGTTCAGCACGCGCTTTCATGTCCTCCGGCTCAGAGAAATCCCGATACACACGAGGCGGCAGGGCGTTGGGTAGATTCAGTTCAACGATCCAGCGTACCAGGGTATTGTTAAGCGTATCGCTGAGCAGATCCGCATCAGCCTGGCTCAACTCCTTGCGGACGCTGTTATGCACGTCGGCCTGACCGCTACCCAGCCCGCTGCTTTTGCTGGTGGTTGTCATGGTTTCACCCAGTACCGCCGTGCTGATCTGCTCATCCAGATAACGGATCAGCGGCTCATGCATCGTGACGTTGCCGTTTTTCGGCTCCATCAGTTCAAGCAAAGTGGTATCTGGAATGACGATACTGGTATCCTGTGCAATCGATTCCAGCATAGCAAGTAGTTTATCCTGCTGCTCTGGTGGGGTTCCTTCGCGATATTTACCGACAGCGGTTGGGCTGCCGAAGCGGTCGCCCAATGCCATCCAGAAACCGATTCCCTGGCGTTTGAATAGCACCGGCCAGTACAGCTTGCTTCCCAGACCCAGCCCATAGGGGCTACCGTCTTTTCCGCCCTGACTATGCACGATGAATTTGCGCCCTGGCAAGGTTTCGCCATGGAGCATATTTTCACGGGTGAGCAGGCGGGGCGCATAATGATCATCAAAGGTAAAGCGGCGCTGATCGCGAGGAATGAAACGGGTTGGCAGCAGCATATCCCCCTGCATTTCCCACATGATTTCACAGATAGCGAATCCCTTGAGTACGGCATCCAATAAATTCAGGCACAGCTGGTCAAAAGCAACGGATTCAAAGGTCGTTTGTATCAGATCAGCCGCCTTCTTATCTCGCAAACTGGTGCTGGCCGGGGTAATTGTCCAGGGACGCGCCACCACTGCCATCTTGCGCTTTTGCACTACGGCGAATACCTGCGCATCACGCTCCAGCTCGTCATAAAGTTTAAGACCCTTACCACTGGCGCGGCTTTGCAGCACCTCATCAAGGTTGCGTAGTACGCCGCCCGCCAGCTGCATATTGAATATGTCACGCGATATGCCCGCGAATTCAGCCATTAATCTTTTGTCTGCCATGATTTTTCCTTAACTTAAATATCCGCCAAAAGTGCGGTCAGCACGACGACCAGCGCTGCGCGTACTGTATTCAGTGCCACCCGACAAGGCCGCAGCCCACAGCATGTGCAGGGCATCAGGACCATCGTCATGATCCGCTTTGGGGAAGTGGCGCAACTGGTCAATCAGCGTGGTCTGGCTGGAATTGAGCTTAATCAGGCCGTTGGCAAAATGGGGTTGTAGCGTCTCGATGCGCAGCAGCTTGTCAGCTGTGGGCTTGACTGCACGGGCAGGCACGGGCACGCCCGCAACCGCCGAACGCTTCACCAGCTCGGTATATAAAAACTCCTGAAACTGCACCGCCTCAACCGACCACAGCACACACTGGTATTTGCGTTGCAGAGTGATGATATCCTCGATGATGCGATCCGGCAGGCGCTTCTTAATCAGCGCATCGACTACATACAGCTTTCCGGTGGCGCGCTCATAACCACCCACCAGCAAGGCGGACGGGTCACGCGATGCGCCTGCCTTCCCAAGAGAGGGGTCGCATGCGCCAAAGTAGATCAGATTGGGTGGCAAGGATGTCCACCAGCAGCCGTCCAGGATATGCGCGAACGGCGCATCATCACCTGATACAGGATCGTTCTGTTGTTCGGAATCGAATGCCGGACGGCCATCACGGGCGCGTTTGACCATTAACTTGTAGAGCGGCTGCCCATCCGGCCAGCAGATAATCGCACCAGCCTCCATCTCCTCTTTACACCGGGTGTAAAGCTGTAATGCGGCCTCTGGTCCTTCGTTAAGCAGCCGCTCTTCCCACTTCTCCCACAGATGCATGTTGTCCGGCCAGCGCTCGATGGAGCGGAATTTCTTCGATGACCAGAGTGGGTTTTTGAGCAGGCGAGACAGCACTGAGTCATAGTGCAGAATGGTGCCGATGATGATCACATCCATCGTGTCATCCGCTTCGCCAAGGGATAAAACAGTTTTCTTCAGCCAGTTTTCCAGCTTGTCGCGCTGCTCAGGGCTACGCACGTTCTCATCATTTTCCAGATCATCGCCGATCACCAGGTCAGGGCGATGCGGTCCGTGACGCAGGCCACGCATCCGCTTGCCTGAACCGAACGCCTGTATCTTGGCATCGTTGGCGGTGATGATGGTGCCGACATTCCAAACTCTGCCGCCGCCGCACGCCTCCGGAAAGTCCATCATCAGACGCGGATTGAATGCCAACTCTGCCTTGATCGCCTCCAGCATGGTGGCCGCCTGATCCAGCGCATCCATGACGATCACCGGGTAATGCTTGCGCCCGGTGACAACGCACCAGATGACGAAGATCTGCGTCACCAGGGTGGATTTGGCATTGCCGCGCGGTGCGGCAATCGCTTCATGGTCGCCGACGCCGTTATCGACAATCTCAGGCAACCGGTCATAGAGGTAGGTATGTAACGCCGCCTCGCCTTTTTTAACGTAGTGCGGAAAGTAGCTGCGCGCAAAGAAACGGTAGTCTGTCATCGCCCGCGCACGGCGTTCGGCCAGTGCAGCGGGGTCCGGATCAAAGCCGTCCACCTCCGCCTCGATCTGCATACGGAAGTTCTGGGCGAGCTTGCCGATCTCTTCAAGAAAAGCGCGTTTTGAGGTTTGGTTAGCCATATGCTCTCGCCAGTTCGTCACCGAACGGCTCCATCGTCTCAATCACAACCAGCATGTGTTTCGGATACTTGACCCGGACAAACTCGGCATAACGCTTGACCACATCCGTGGCCACGGCGAGCTTGTCGGTCTCCGGCATCAGCTTTCGACTGGCGGCCATCAGCTTGTTATAGGCATCGGCCAGACTGCACAGCATCTGTACCTTGTCGCCCGGTGCCATATCGGGTGCTTGCTGGATGGATTCGACGGTGGCCTGAACCTGTTGTACCACCACGGCGAGTGTCTGGCGTACCACATCCTCAATGCCGCCACCGGCGATCATCTGCGCACCGCGTGCTTTGTCCCAATCATCACCCAGTTCTTTTCCTGTGCGTTTCCAGTTACGGGCAGTGGCATACGGCACACCTAACTTGGCAGCAGCGACTTCCAGCGATAACTGGTCAAATACATAGGCCGCACGAACCTGGCGGCGGGCATCTTCACCGTGTGCCATCAGATAAGACTCAGTGGTTTAGCGGCGGGCTTGCTTTGAGTCACCGTAGGAGAGGGGCGGCGCACGCCGTTGACCTGACTGCGACCCAGCGCGATATCTTCACCGCGATAGGTGAGTCGCACCACATCCATCTCCAGTAATTCAATCAGCTCAATGCTGACCAGCCATTCAAGGTCAGTCATCATTTCATCCATGCTGGTCACATAGCCGGTGCGTCCGACCTGATCGCGCAACACAGCGCGATTCATTGTGAAGGCATTCGCAAAGTACAGCGCTAAAAGGATAGACAGGCGGCGTGATGCGGTTATTTCTTCGGCGTAAGTCGTCACTTTTTATCTCCGGTCAGTAAGTGTTGATGGATAGTGTTGAGCAGATTGCGCACACCAATGAATTCGCCGGACAGATGCCCCACCTCTGTCCTCAGCTGGTTGATTTTCTCGTGAATGCTGCCCAGATCATTGTGCGTCGGTGAGTTTTCAGCTTGCGCTTCCAGTCGGGTGATACGTTCAGCCTGATTGTCCTGCTTCTCGGCCAGATCGGTTTCCATATGCTTGATCTGATCTTTCGTCGCCTTGTCTTTATTCGATGATCTGACGTACATGAACGAAGCCACATTGACCAGCAATCCCAGCAATACGACACCCAACTTCATCCATTCAATAACCGAATCCATGCTTACACCCTTTGTTTATTCTGCTTTTCACGCAGATCGTAATCATCCCGACAATCGACATCACAGAAACTGCCGGAGTCGATCGGTAATTCGCAGTTGTAGCATTGCCCGGTGAACGGCATGGCATCTGCCATTACCTGCCGGTTATCCAGCGCCTGACTGCGAAACCACTCTTCCGCCTCGCAGGCGCGATCAATGTCGTCCATCAAAGGCCTTTCACGTTCGTCTCCTCCTCTTGCAGGGGGAGGGTTAGGGCGGGGGTGGGTTGCTGCACTCGGCCAGTTTCGTCAGCTGATCCCGGCACTGGCTGTACAGCTCCATCGCCTCGATGTGGTTGGTCAGCAGATCCGCCAGGCTGCCCGATTTCGCCCCCGCCTGCCGGACGGGCAGAGGTGGCGGCACGGTGCATGGATAGGTAAGGTTCGCCGGGCACGGGCGCGGCTTCACCGCTATTGGCGGCGTTCCAGAGGCGCAGCCCGTCAGCATCAAGGCCGCAATCGTTAAACTCAGGATGATGATTAACAGTTTCACGTGCTTGCTCCTTGATGGTTTTGTAAACGATGCGGATCTGTTCGCGTGTAGTCTCTCGTGCTGTACCCACGGTTTCCCGGCGTAGATCTTCTTTTGCTGCTTCCGCCCCTGCTGCGCGTTGCGCCTCGACCTGTCCCGCCACACATTCTGTCTGTGCATGTTTATACCCCCCTCCATATCCGCTGAAAAATAAAGCCAGTGCGATGACCAGCCCGCCCAATAAACGCCAGGGTAACGGGATCATTTGAACACTCCCGCCGACCAGAACGCGATCCAGAAAATGACGGCACATACGGCAATGTAAAGTACGCCTGAAAACAGTTCGTCCGGCTTCATTTTGATGACTCAACAGCGCCGTATTTGAGCGAGAGCAGCTTGGACAGGGTGGCCGATGCGCCGATACTGGCCAGATAAATCAACCAGATTTCAGCCGTGGCGGTATTCATGTAAACCATATAGCCGAAGGCGATGGTCGCGGCGCAGTAAGCGATATTTGCCCATAGCTTGGTGTGCGATAGCATGCCGGTACCGGAATCGGTAATCAGGTCATTGAGCTTCATACCAACCCCGCCTGATAGCGGGTCTTGCGACCCGGTTCAAACACAGCGGTCAATACCTGATTGCGAGTCAGCATATCATCCGCCGCCAGCGACAGATGCACCCAGGCACCTTCGTAAATCATCTGGTCGAACTTCAGGCCAGACGCCAGCAGCGACTGGCAGATCTCTTTAGGCGTTCCGTAGCCGGGACAGATGAAATCGACCGCCAGACCCAGTGTGTGCTGGCTATTCTTTGCGCCGCCGATCAGGGTATTGAGCTTAGTACAGCGGTATCCGCTGCTGATGTGGATCGGGCGCTCACCAAGCAGCTGACGAACGCCTTCCAGCAGGTCGGCAATTTTTGTCAGATTCATTAGCACCGACTTATTTGGCGTATTGTCGATACTTCTGGCGCGTACCGCCTGCTGCGAATGTGTCAATTCTTCAAGGGTGAAATGGGGTGATAGATTCATGATTTTTTTACTCCGGGGCAGGAATTTTGAGGGGCTGAATAGACACACCTGGCGGCCATGCGAGTAATGCCCTGCGGGGCGATATGTGCAGCCACCGTGATCAGGCAGTCGGTCATCGTCCAGCCGCGACCAATGGTTGCAGCGTCCGCAAATATACTTTCCCTCCCCCGCTTGCGGGGGAGGGTTAGGGTGGGGGCGTTGTTGGGTGGTGTTCATGGCGCGACTTTACGCGCGCGCGGGAGGGCTGCTAATTCAGAGCGGCTTCCGGTGGCGTGTGTTGTTGGGGCTTTCATTCAGCAACAGCAGCCTTGGCTGCGTAGTTGCGTGGGAATGCCCCTGCGGCATTGCGGTCTCAGCCCCTTACAACCACGGACATGCCCCTGGCGGGTATAAACGAAAAAACCCGCACTAGGCGGGCTTGGCTACGCGTTTAAGCAGGTATTACTTACCGGCTTGTCGTTCTTTCAGTGCGCGAATAATGCCAGCCAAAGGTAACGCCACCAGTGCGGCGGCGGCAATCGCTTGATCGCGTAGCGCAAGCCAGACACTCCCGCTGATACTGGCGAGGCTAATCATGAAGCCAAATAACTGCCCCACCATATCGCTGCGGAATATCAACTGAGTTTGACGTGCTTCAACGCTGATTTGATGCTGCTGAACCGCAATATTTGCCTCAATAGCCAAGGCTTCCTGTTGATGGCGGTGCGCAGTTTCCGATTCCGCCATTGTCAAAATGCGTTCGGCTGCACCAGGAATGATTTTGTCATAATGTTCGAGCAGTGCGGGCGGGGGAAT